GGTACGGTGATGGGGGTTGCGCAGGGGCTACGCAACCTGATGGCGGATGATGACGAAGAGATAGTGCTGGAAGAAGATGACCTGATGCGCTGGTTCCGCAACGTATGGCTGCCTGAGACGTTTGGTGATGTAGAAATTATGGGTATGAACTTAGCCGAGCTTATTGACAGCGGCGTGCTTAACACTGCCACCGGCTATGATTTTGCCAGCGGTATATCGCTAAACAACATGTGGTTCCGTGACGCACCGGCAGCTAGCTCGTGGAAGGACTCTTACGCTACGTCTATACAAAGCTTCCTCGGCCCGGGTGTTGGCCTTGGCGAGTCATGGATGTCTGCAATCGACGACATAAACAAGGGCGATACGATTAAAGGCTTTGAGAAGTTGTTACCGGGACTGGTGCGAGGCTCGTTGACGGCCTATCGGTACTCTGAGGAAGGTGCGGTTGACTCTGCGCTGCGCCCCATCAAGGAAGCTGATGAGTTCACAAATGCACAGTTATTGATGCAGGCTGCTGGGTTTAAGTCCACAGGTCTAGCTAAGGTGATGGAAGATAACTTCGCTATACGCCAGATGCAGCAAAAGATCATGCAAAAGCGCAGCGGCTTGATAAGCAACCTTGATCGTGCTGCTACCATGGGTAGGGATACAGACTTTGATAACACGCTAGAGAAGATAGACGAGTACAACATGAAGTACCCGTCGCCTGATCTACGTATTGACTACGACGATATTAAGAAAGCCATGGAGCGTAGGCGTAAAGCGTTGATGCAGTCTGAGCGGGGTATGTTGATTGATCCAAAGTTCCGTGACTTTGAAGTATTACGCGAGCGGGGCTTAGAGCTTATAGAGAAAGAAGCTGCAGAATAAAAAACCCCCGGGGGGTACCCGGGGGAACTATCGTGTAACCACGAAAGGAGAGCGACGACGAAGGAGCTAACAACGCCGTCAGGTGCTTTATATCACACTCTCCACACCCGCACACCTCTTACCCCTAGTTCTATCACGCACTTTGTCACGACTGAGTACTTCAGACGCTTTGTGACTTTATGCACTGTGGCTGTTGCTACTGGACAATTTAAGCAGGGTATAAAGAAGGAGTGCCCTTTCTTAAATTGCTTCCAATTAATTTGGTAGACTACCCCCTCGATTTTCATTCGCACTCTCCACGTAAGTATCTACGTTAATGAACTCAGGGGTACTGCAGTCAAACTCTATGACGTGAACAGGTAGACCTTTGATCTTGGTGCCTGTGGTCATGCGCCGTGTGGTGCTGCCCTTGTAGATGCCTTTCTCGTGTAGCTGCTTCAGTGTGTTCTTGAAGTTGATCTGCCGCTCCACGCAGTCAGTCTTGAACGCTTTGTTCACGATGAACATCTTTTTAGTATCGGGCTCGTACCGTATAATCAACTCACCGTACGGCTCCAGTATTGGCGCGGGGGTCATCTTTGTCCTCGCGTCTGCCTCACCATCGACCACGAGAATGTTGCGCATGTGGCGGTTGATGAAGTCACCGATGATGCCCGATGCGTCGTCTACAGGTGCTTCGTTGTCGGCACGGATGTCACGTATCATCTCGCATGCCCACTTGTAGATAGCTTTCATGTCGAAGTCATGTAGCCCCAGCGACTTAGCTATCAGGCCGCCCATGATGTTACATGCAACAACCCCAGACCAGAACCGCTCGCGTTGAGTCAGGCGCAACTCCTTGTCAATCTTGGCTTGCACTTCCAGCAACTGCTCGATGGCTGTCTCTTTGTGGCCGACTAGCCACTGGATGTAGATGTCACCTGCTAGGCCGTAGTTCTCTAGCAGTAGGTGGTCAAACATCGCCTTGCCTTCCTCGGTGCTGATGACGCCGCTGTAGCCGATCTCGTACTCGATCAAGCGCATGCGCTCCCCATCCGGGCTGTCTTTCAGGCTGGCCAGACGCTCATAGAAGCTAGAGTTGCCGGACGTTAAAGAGATGTTGCCCCACGTGGTGTTGTTGGCGCGCAGCTCGTTGGCTGATGCTTTCTGCCTGTCTTTGCCCCGACCCTGTGACATGGCGTAGGCCATGTTCGAGAAGTCCTCAGCCCTCATGTTCGTGATCTCGTCCATGGTGAAGGGCAAATTGTTCATCACGCCCAGCTTGTGCATACGGGCGTTCATGGTGTCACCGGGGATGGAGGCTAAGCGGTGTGGGTGTCCGTAGACGCTGTTGCACATATACAACGTAGTGGACTTACCTGAGCCTGAGTTCTTAAAGATGACGTTGATGATGGCACCCGACAACCCCATGAACTTTAGCAGCGGGGAACCAAAGGCTGTAAGTGCAGCAAACGCATTAGCCTCTAGCCCCGGGCGGGCGTACATGTTGAACACTTCCTTCCACTTTTCTAACGACCCTCTAGGCACCATGTGCTGCGCGATGGCTGCTGTATGGTTTGATGGCGGGCTGTAGTAGATGTTGTCCGCCGTTATTTCTCTGTCCCCGATGATGAACTTGCTGTCGTTGTCTACCCAGCCAAACTGTGTCCTCATAACTTCCGCCTTCTTCGATAGTTGTATGTCTTTAATAGAACTGACCAAAAAACTTACAATGTTGTCCATCTGACCCTTGTGGCCGATGATGCCCTGCTGCCCTAGAAGCTTCTTCGGTTCGTCTTTTCCTAACAATACACTTGCAGGAATTGCAAACTCTTTTACCCCGTCTTGTGGCAGGTGCGCCCGGATAAGCGTCATCTCACCCAGATCAGGGTCATGCATACGCTTTACAACATACAGGTCGTGCTCATAGACCAGCGTGGGGTCAGCATCGTCATCGTTGCTCTTATAGATGCCGCCCGTCTTGCCCCTGAAGTACGGGTAGGGGAAAGCAGGGATACTGTAAGAAACTTGTTCTTCTTCGTCCTCGACCTCGTAAGTCCCGTCCTCAGACTCTTCAGCCTTGGCTATTTCTTTACCTAGGACAATCGGCGTTGTGATCTTGCCTTTGTGTATGCAGGTGTCACAGCCACCGGGGTTCTCTTTCTCGAACGTCTCACAGAAGTGCGGACCGCCTCGACGCTGCAGGTCTTGCACCTTGAGCTCTACCTCGAACGGGTCGTAGCCGGGATATTGCTCCGACATCTTATGCGCTGCTGACACCCCCTCTTCACAGAACGCCGTGACCGACAGCGCGCTACGCCATAGGTTATAACTAATGGTTTCTTGGTTTTGATAGCAGTGCAGTAGCTGCGGGCAGCCTTTACCCTCAGCCGACTTCAGCATTATGGTCTTGAACCGGGAGATGCGGTTGCCCATCAACGACAGGGTCAAAGCACTGCGCTGGATGTCCCGGCGCGGGGCAAACTTCTTCTCGGTAACCCCTAGTATTTTCTGTAGCTCATCAGGCTCAGTTGCGTTGCCTTCTACTAGCACCGTAACAGCAGATGGTGGGTTGTCCTTGAAGTTAAGTGTCCCCGGCACGCGCAGTATCCGGGCAGGCTCGAAACAAGCCGGGTCTACCAGCAGCTCATGGGTGCGGCATAATTCCTTTAATCTATCGCTGAGCTGCCGCCAATTGTTTTGATCTATCGTTTTGGTGAACGGCCAGTATGCGTGTATCCCGCGCCCAGAATTTACGATCACGGGTCTGGGTAACCCGATAGTTTTGCAGAAGCTTTGCAGCTCTTGTAGGCCGGTGGCTTGGTCTATGTACCCGTCGCCCTCGGCAGCTTTCTCTTCCCCGCAGTCTATGTCTACCCACAGTGCCTTGAAGTAGGCAGCGTTGTCCTTGGTGCGGCTCTCATTTGTCTTGTACTTTGCGCAACCAAAGTAGACATCGTACTTCAGGGAGATTAATTGCTCGACTAACTCATCTACTTCTTCTCTAGTCTCTACAAGATGCTGGTCAACCTTCTTGCCTCTAATACCTACAACTGCGTACCACCCCTCGGGGGCGAGTACTGTGTCTAGCAAGTCAAAGTTAGCCATGGATAAACTCGGAAAAAAAGGGAGGGGTCTCCCCCTCCCAAAGCCGCAGGGCGCGGCGCGAGAAGCTATTTAATCGTCAGCACTCCACGCATTAACCACATCAGCCAAGCTCTTGCCCTCCGTAGGCGCAGGCGTCGCTTTCTTGCTCGAACGCTTCGTTGGCTCAGCGATAGCGGGTTCATCCTCCTCTTCTTCCACAACCTTCGCCTTAGGCGCAGGCTTACTCGCGGTTTCGAACTCCTCGTCATTGCCCTCACCTTTATCCACGGCGGCTACGTTCAGGATGACTGCTTTCTGGGCTTCAGGCGATACCACAGCCTCGTCTACGACTGCTTGCAGCTCAGGGTGCGACGCCACAAAATCCACGGCACGGAAGCGCACCTGCTGGTTGTCGTCCTCGTCAAAGCTCAGCTCAGTAATCACACCGTCAATGTTCTCACCGTTAGCAATCACGTAGTCGATGTAGGCGTTCAGCGGGAACAGCTGGCCAGCGCCCTTACCAAAGATTGACTTTGATGCAAGCTTAAGCTGGTAGATATCACCGTGGTTATTGCCGCCGATCTCGTCCGGTAACACAACAGCTACACGACGCTCGAACCGGCATGCGCGGGTTGTACCCTGACCGGAGCCCTTGACGTTCTGTGGGCAGGTCTCGCATTTCTTAGCCTGTGGCTCTTTGATGCTAGCGTCCGGTGCATTACCGTCGTTCGACCAGCAGTCAGGTGCTGTGGCTTCCGCGCTAGGGTCGTAGGCTTTCATGTAGAAAGTGCGCTGGGCAGTTGCCTGAGCTACACCTACCAGTACCACGCGCAGCGGTGCGTTGAACTTGCCAGCCACGTCGCCATTAACTACACGCACGAACTTGCCGTTGCGGGGCGAGATGCGCTTTAGACGGTTAGCTTTCATCAGGCTCTGAGTCAGAGCACTGGGGGATTTCTTACCAGCGATAGCTACGTCGCGGTTCTTAAAAATTGAAACTTCGTTAGTCATTCTTGCCTCTCCTTACTGTGATCTTAAACTGGCTATCTACAAGCATGCCGGGTGGGAATACATCTGGGTTCTCTTCAATAAACTGCTTCATGTTGGTCTGATGTATACGGCGCTCAAGCAAACCATACGCATCATTATCACGGATGAAGTTGTACATAGAGTCCCAGTCGTTAGTCCAGTAGCGTGTAGCTACACGGCGCATAACGGTACCTGCTGGGGTTTTAATGCTGGTGGATTCGGTGTCTCTGAAGACCTCTAACATCTCGGCTTCAACGACAGCCATCTGCTCAGCAAGCTTCTTATCTTCCTCTTCATACGCGGTTTTTATTTTGTCCCGCTCATCGCGTATCTTGAGGTAGATAGTGGCCAGCTGATTCACTGACGTATCACTCATTTTAGCTCCTAATTAAGTGGCCATTTTTTGTTCGGGGTAGTATCTTCCTTTCCTTTCTTAGTGCTGCCTTGACGTATAGCAGGATTATAGTTTTCAGAAAAAGCTAAACCAGCATCCGGCCCATACTTTAAGTACTCTAAAAATTCTACAAAAAACGGATTTTTACCCGGGTACCACTCGTTAGGCGGCATCGGGACTCTAATCCTACCAAATGCTACTGATAAAGAAGCATGTAGGCTTTGCTCTTGTTGCAATGTTCCGTAAGTAGTAAACAGCAATTTTATTTCGTAAGGGTTGCCCGTCTGTAACTCCGCAATCCGTTTCGTTGCGTCTTCGCTTTTCGAAAACCCTATTTTGACAAATTTATTATCTAGGATGCTTGCGGCATAGATCATGGCTACCTCGTGACTTTATCTTACACCAAGTTCCTGCTTATACAACTCAATTATTTTGTTATGGTTCGTGATGTTATTTTGCAACATGTAATACATCCGTCGCTCTACTTCGCTGCCTTTCACATGAACAATAGTCATGGCATTTTTCTGTCCCGGTCTATTAATTCGCGCATTAGCCTGAAGGTAGGTTTCCACAGAAGTGACGGGTGCGTACCAGATGACTGTATTGGCAGCAGTAAGCGTAAGTCCATGCGATGCAGCTTGTGGCTGTATGATGAGAACTTTCGGCTCCTTTTCATTTTGGAATCTCTGGATGATGTCATGTCTTTTATTAACTGTTACCTGACCGCTAATTATCTCTGCGGTAATTCCAGCCTTTGCCAGATGGCTTTTAAGAAGCTCGATAGTATGTGTGAAGGGGACGAACACCAGCACCTTGTGACTGGACTCCTCGATAACCTCCTGCACTACGTTGAGTCGATTAGTCACATCGAACTCTATGACTTCTTTGTCATCTGAATAGACTGCGCCGCCTGATATTTGTAGCAGCTTGTTAAGCTTTACAGCTGCGTTGACTGCAGTAACTTCTTCTCCGTCTGCTGCCATCAGCATCTGATCTTTGAGCACCTTGTAGTACTTAGCCTGTTGTGGTGTCAGCGGCGCTTCCCGCTCGACAAACGTAACCTCCGGCAAGTCTAGACACTGCGCTTTTTCAAACCGTATAGCTGGCTGCAGGGCGTTGTGCACTATAGCCTCAGCGTTCTGGCGCGGTATCCAGCGGAACTGCCCCACTTTCTCCATCACCTTGTCGCGGAACTGACCGAAGAACTTAGGCACACCGTCAGGGTTTACCAGCTTAGCCAGACCATACGCATCCACTGGCGACTGCGCAGCAGGTGTGCCTGTTAGCATCCACAGCCATGTGTCGGGCGTTACCAAAGATTTCAGCGCCTTCCAGCGGTTCGTCTGCATGTTCTTGTAGGCGCTAGCTTCGTCAGCCACGATCAGATCAAACCCACCGTTAGCTATCTCATCTTTGACGATATCCACACCATCAAAGTTAATGATGACAAACTCAGCATCGCCTTGAATAATCTTAGCGCGCTGCTCCCGCTTCCCATGCGCCACGTCACAGCTGCGGTGCACAGCAAACTTAAACAGGTCAGCTTGCCATGCAGACTTCATGATCGACAGCGGACAGATAATCAGCACCCGCTTTACTAACCCTAGCTTCATCAGATAGTCAGCTGCCCAGATAACTGCTGCTGTCTTGCCAGTGCCTTGCTCGTTAAAACAAAATGCTTTCTTACGCAGCGTCAGGAACGATGCTGTTTCTTTCTGATGTGCAAACGGACGGAACTGCCCCGGCCAGTCATAGTCCCTAGTGATAGTACTAGGCACGTTCTTGATCTTCAGGGTAGCTAGCTCTTGCGCTTCCTTCAGGCCGAAGAAAACGGCAACGTCGTGTAGCCCATCAGGTAGCCACCCGATGATCTTACTTTTCTTAATCTTCTCGGTGACTAGATGTGGTCGTCTAGTTCTTATCACGAGTACCTTGTTATCTATGATTTGCACTTTATTTTTTGCGTTCGCGTTTACTCGTCTCTGACACAAGGTCATGCCCAGCGTTGCGGCGGAA